TGTCTGAAATTTGTTGATTGTGTTTGTATATTTCTCTTAATGTTTTGCGGGTACCAACACTTAGTTTAAATTCTGCTAAATGTAGAGTGTTATTTTCTATACATCCGTGTAGAATAGATAATTCATTTAACATTCGATTGAATGTAAATTCGGATTTTTTAAAATTATCAATCTCTCGTTTAGATAAATTCAGATTTAACCATTGATTTTCCCCCAATAAAGATATCATATTTAATAAATATATAGATGTAAATAAATGTTGATTAAAATAAAGTTGACATAGTTGTTATTTGTATGTATTATCAGATTATGTTCTGAGACTGGTAATCTTAGAACTCGTAAATATATTACCACGTTTAAATATTAAAGTATAAATTAGTATGACAGTTAAAAGTGACAGTGTTATAGATAGCAATATTAAGTACGTAATTCTACGTGATGGCAGACGAGTTTCAGATTTGGAATATGTTTCCAAAGTCGAAGCTAAAACTGAATATGAACATTGGTCATCAATCCTTAATCGGTGGCCTGATGGATCTAAAATTGAAATTGTAGAAGTGAAAGGTAAATAATGAGTGGTAATATATTTGGCTTAAAACAGAAGATTAACGCAGCTAGCACAGAAAAAGAAGTATTAGATTTATTACAGTTGAGCAAAACATTTGTAGATGCGTCTCCAGAAACAATTCGTTCTTGGAAAAATTCATCCACAAAAAAATTACATCAGTTAAATTCAACTAAACCAGCAATAGAAAATGTTGAAACTGACAACAATAAACCCGTAAAGAAGAAAAAGAAAAAGTAAGAGGTGGTTAAATTGATTGTGAAAAGACGTTACTTCGGTAACGTCTTTATTTTTTCTTATATACTTATATATGATGATAGATAAATACTCTTCATTAACTTTGCCATCTGATTATAGTCAGATGGAGGGTTTGATTAAAGTCAATAAAATTAAGTTGATGGAACAAATTGTTTCGTCTATATGTTACGCGGTGAAGAACAATTTGAATGCGATAGAGGTCTTTAATTTTAAAGATTCTGATTTCATAGTAGTATTAGTCCGTGATTCATTTGAAAGTAATTTAAATAGTATTTATAATTATTATATCTCATCTGAGACATATGAACATTGCGGACGTGTTTTAAATATTAAACAACAACTAAACCAAAAAAATGAACAAGAAAAAAGACACAAGTCCAAAGGTTCACCAAAACGAAAAAATTAAAGAATCAGTTAGAATAGATGAACGACAACTTACATCTAAACAGATTGAATTATTAAATTTATTACAAAATAAAACAACCAAACTAGTCTTTATTTCTGGGCCAGCTGGAACTGCCAAAACATATACGTCAATATTAGCAGGTTTAACCTTATTGAATCATAAAAGGGTGAGTGAAATTATATATGTTAGAAGTATAGTTGAAAGCAGCGATAGTAAATTAGGATTTTTGCCTGGTGAAATGGATGAAAAAATGAGTCCATATATCCAACCATTGATAGACAAATTAGAAGAATTGTTGCCAAAACACGATATTGATAAATTGAAAAAAGAGGAACGTATTCACGGATTCCCAATCAATTTTTTACGTGGTTTAAGTTGGAATGCTAAATGTATCGTAGCAGATGAAGCTCAGAATATGAGTAAAAAAGAACTAATAACATTGATCACACGTGTGGGTGAATTCAGTAAGTTATTTATCTGTGGCGATCCAGATCAAAGTGATATCAACGGTAAAAGTGGATTTGTGCCAATGATGAATGTTTTCGACGATGAAGAAAGTAGAAATAATGGAATTTATGTATTCAAATTTGATGAAGACGACATTGTTCGGAGTGGTTTAGTAAAATTTATATTAAAAAAACTAAAAAACGTTAGTTGATTAATAATTATTAATATAATATGGCGATAGTATCCAATCAAGGTAGGACCGTTCCCGAATTACCAACATTAACATCTGGTAATATTGGCGACAATGATTATTTAATCATACAAAGTGTGAGTAGCAACTCAACTAAAAAATCTACTGTCAATAGTTTTGTACAAAAGACCGGCGATCTTTTAACGTCGTTTGATAGTTTAAATTTTACAGGTCCAAATAACAGATACATAGGTTCATTCAGAAGTTTTGAAGGTGATAACTATTCCGTCATAAGTCAAAATGTACCAAATGTATTTAAAAGAGCCATAGTAAGCGATTATCTTACTATTGGATATAATCCATCCGCGCCAACCTTTTTGGGAATCTATGCAAAGACAATAGATGTTAATCAAGCAACTGGCGGTGGTGGTAATATTACGTTTACTGGAAATTCTATAAATAGTCAAATAACAATGCTTGACTATTCAAATGGATTGGTTCTTGAAAATACACCTTTTAAACTTGAACAAATTACAGCTAGTGCGGGTATAACAGGCAGTTTAAAAGGACGTTTATTAGGCAATGTAACGATTGGCACAGGTAAAAGTTCATTTAACAATGTAGACGTAAATAATAATTTATATGCTGTAAATGCCGAGGTAAACAACGTTACTATAAGTTCTGGTGTAATTGAAAACGTTACTATTAACAATTCTACAATTGGAACAATTTTACCGAGGATTATATCAGGGTCAAAGATATATTCCGTAAATGGATTTTCAGGAGTATTTTCTGGCAGTGGTAATATTTCAATGACGGGTAGTTTAAAAGGCAAATTAAGAGGCAATGTAACATCTACAACAGGCACAAGTGATTTTAACAATATATCAGCTGCTAGTATATATTCTAGTGTGTATATTGAATCCCCATTATTTGTAGGCACATCCAGTTATTCTTACAACGGATTGGGTGAGTTATCATCTTTATCAAGTAGCTATGCACAAACTTCAAGTATGTGTATGTCAACCACAGCAGATTCAGCTTCATATTTGAATTGGTCTAATTTAAGATCAAACGGCACAGCTAGTTATTCATATAATGGCAATTTAAAATATTCTTCTTTTTCAAGTAGTTACGCACGTACTTCAAGTAAAGCTATAAGTGGTAGTTATTCTACTAGAACCACTAGCGCTTCATACGCATTGCGAGCTTCAACGGTTCTTGGAACAGTTGATAATGCTTTATACGCCATAGCAGCTGATTCATCAACTACTTCATTAACATCCTCTTATTTATTAAAAGGATCTTTAAATAGTTCAAGTGCTGTACCATATTTTTTCGGTAATAGATTAACAACATCCCCACTATTTTATAAAAATGAGTCTGGACAAATTAATTTTTATATATCAGCTTCCGCTAAATATGCACAATCTAATTTGACAGTGGTCAATAGAGGATCTGGTATATATAGTTCAGCTGCGTTTGTATTACAAAATAAAAACAGATCAACCGGTTATCCAAACCAAGATCAATGGTTTATATCATCTGTTACTAGTGGTAGTTTGACATTGAGTATTACCACAGGATCCTATCATCTTAAAAATAGTACCATTACAACAAGAATATCGGATACACCTTTATCGGGTGGTATATCAGGTGGCGGAAGTTGGAATGGTGTATCTGGCACAGCAGGTGTAATGGTTGCACTTAAACAAGTACGCAATGGTTTTTACTTCTGGCCATATATCCAGTCAGATTCAGCTGCGAGAGATGGTTCAGTTGGTATAGGCGTACAACCTCCAGCAGAGCCAACTGGTTCTATAGACAAGTATTTACGTGCTAAGTTGCAAATTAGAATGTTTAGTGGTAGTAATCAAGCAGCGAACGTTGCTGGATCAGTATTAGCTGGTAAATTTGTTGGCGGAGCACCAGTTGGTGTAGAAAATAAACAAACCGCAATATTGGTACAATATGGATCAAGTAGTTTTGCAAATACATTTTATGTATCCAGTAGCGGTGATATGCGTGCGTATGGATCTATCAGTGGTAGCAAGATGTATTCATATGGAAGTATCAAAGTTGATAATGGTTCGTATATTTCCAAAACAGATAGTGCTATTATAACTGGATCTTTTAAAGGCAATTATCAAAAAGATTATACAACTGTAAGTGCTACTATTGCAGCTGCAACAACTAATTTGAGTTTTGATGATTATGATATGATTTATCTAACGGCTACAGCCGCTCAAACATTTAATGTAAATCTCACACAGAAGAAAGTGTGTTATTTATATTTCTATAATAATAGTGGCGGTACATCATTTATCTGGCAAACCGGTACTACCAATTCTTTAAAGTGGCCAAGTGGTGCAGCGTCAAATCCATCAAATGGATCCAGAGATCTATATTCCATCATATTGATGGGCAGTGAAATTCTTATAAATAAGATCGCAGCTTCTTACTCTTAATACTTTATATTTATAAAATATGTCAACGCCGTGTAACAGTTTAAATGTTCAATTAATAAAAGTCAGTGATCTTGCGAGCTATAATAATATAAAAGCCGCAGACCAATTGATGCTTATTGAAAATACAGGTGGTTCAAAATATTCTAGAAAATCCACTTTATCAGATTTAAAAGATTATGTTAATTCAGATGGTATATCTGGTTATACAACGTCTTTATTTAACACCACAACAGACTTGAATAATATTTATACATATTCGTTGGGAAATGTATTTTCTTTTTCGCATGGTTTTTCTTCAACACCATCTTTAGTAAGAGTAGTTTTACAATGCGCAGCTAATGATGGTAGATTTGTTATAAACCAAGAAGTTGATGTAACTTCATTTTTTAATAATGAAACAAAACCAATATGTAGTGTTGTTTCACGTTCAAGTAATATATTAGTAATAGTACCCACTTTCACTAGTATTACCACATATGATTACAATAGTAGTACTAGTGTAATATCGCAATATAACATCGATACGTCAAAGTGGTATATTAAAATTTACGCCTGGAAGTAATTATGTCAACTACCTGCAATTTAATACAACAAATAAAAGTTAGTGATCTTGTAAGATACAACACATTAACAGCTAAGGATTTAATTTTAACAATTGAATCTGGATCATCCAATAACTTGTACTCTCGAAAAAGTACATTTGGCGATATAGTTACATTTTTATCAGATGTTACGGGATCTTACACAGGAAGTTTTTCTGGATCCGCAAAAACATTAAAAGGTATTTTTACTGGTAGTTTTACAGGCAGTTTTAAAGGAAAACATTCAGGTAGTTTTAGTGGAAATTTTAATGGCCGTAATACAGGTAGTTTCACAGGCAGTTTTAAAGGATTAACTACAGGTAAATCCCAAACATCTGGATCGTTGAGTGGTAGTTTTAACGGTTACATATTAACTAAAAAAGCAAATGCTAGTGGTAGTTTTAGTGGAAGTTTGTATGGAACTATAATTAGTAAAAATTCAAAACTAACAGGTAGTTTCAGTGGAATTTCAAAAGGACAATTTTCAGGAAGTGTTTCAGCTAGTATAAAAGGTTACATCAGCGCTTCAAATCATTATAATGCCAATAGAAAAGTAGCATTTTATGGCACAGCTAGTTGTGCTAAAACCGCATCTTATTCTTTAAATTCAGGTGGAAATATAACAGGTACAGGTACTACAAATCAATTTTCATATTGGTCAGGAACAAGTGCATTGGGTTCTACTAATTATCTTGTAAGAAATAGTACTATTAATAATTTAGGTAGTATGGCAGCTGGCAGAGTAACTGCGAATAATCCTCTGCAATTTTCTACTGCTGGCGAACAAATTATTCAACATTCGGCATCTGGACAATCGGTCTCTGGATTAGGATTACAAACTTCTAATAATTATTTAAGAACAACTGCTAATTTTGCAATTTATTATTCAGGATCTCATATAAATACATCAGCGTTACCAGGCAAAGATGTAATTTGGCAGTCTGGTAAATCAGGATGGGGAATATTAGGCGCAAGACAAAGACTATTAAGTGTGGGTAACATAGTAAGTTCTGATAATGTAAATGCTCAATTACATTTACATTTAAGTGGATCCACTGGTTGGCCAACAGGTTACAACCCAAATACCAATGTATTTCTAATTACATCAGGTAGCAATCAAACAAAATTGTTACGTGTAAGTGGCAGTGGTCAATTGGACGTGAGAGGTGATATAGTTGCACTTTCAACATTCGCTTCGTCCGATATAAGACTCAAAGACAATATCAAAACTATAGAAAATGCTTTATCTAAAGTTAATCAAATACGTCCAATAGAATTTAATTGGAAGTCAAATGGAAAACAAGACTTTGGTGTTATTGCTCAACAAATTGAAGAATTGTATCCTGATTTAGTAACTGAAAATCTTGAAGGATATAAAGTTGTAAAATATAATCCACTTATCGCATTGTTATTAAAATCTATTCAAGAACTACACAAAGAAGTTCAAGAACTAAAAAATAAGATCGAATCTTAATATATATAGGATATATGCCTGTCAATATATTAAACAGATCTGGTCCATTGAGTTTCAAAAGTGAAACAAATAATAGCGAAAATCTTTCGATCAACAGTTTATTAAGCAACGTTTATAATCCAGGCTCAAATAATTTTTCTATATCGCAAAGTTATTACCAATTGCAAAATAGAATTGGCAATTCAAACTCTGATTCAAGTACGATTAATATTACAAAACCTTTAGGAGTTGGATTCATAAATAAAGACAATCGGCGACCAATAAAGTTTAGTGAATTTTATGGTGCTTCTTATATAAGTAGTTCTTTCAGTGTAGCTGCTTCTACTGGTGTCGCTACTGTTAAAATTTACTCGCCAAGTGTAGTACAAAATAATAACTTTTTGACTAATAATATACAAGACAAAGTTTATCAATACACACTATATTCTAAGTCAGATGTCGTTACACCTATTGTAGATTCTGGGTGGAATAAGATGTTTTCTTACGCTAAATCAGGTGATAACATTGAATCATTTTATAATTTAGTTAATACAAACGCATATAAATTGGTTTGTAAGGATTGTTTGTCAAATGCGTTTACATCTAGTATGTTTATAGGCACTTGTACAAGTACGGTTATTGATAATACAACCTATACATACACAATATCCGATGTAGATTTACCTACAGCAAGTTCTTTGTTGTTCCAGAAAATAAATAATGATAAAACTACCAATGGGTATACGAATACAAAGATAACAGATTTGTCTACCACATTGAATAACTTAAATAGTTTATTGCCGAATCCAAACATTACAACTTATAAATCGAGTGGACAACTTTTGCCAGTTATATCATATAAAGACAATTTAGGATATACTAGAACGTTGACCTTCGCTGGATTGATTTTACAAAAATCAACCACCCCTGATGGTCCACTTGGATATTTTTATACTGGATTGGTAACAGCTACTAGCTTAGGCGGAACAAATCCTACATACCAATACTCGTTTGAAAATACATCAACATTTGGTCAAATTACACTTTACATTTTAGGTGATCAAGATTCAACTACCTCAACGTGTACGGCACTACCAACACTAGTTGGTAATTTTCCAACCAATATTTCATTTACAGGCCCAAGATGTGGTTACTTGGATTGCGGAGATGGTTATACTCAACCAGTTTGTAATCCAACTACAACTACACAAATAAAACACAGTGGTAGTTTCATAATGACAAATAATAACAATGCGGAGTTATTAGCTACTATCAGTCCTACTTGGACTAACTTAGATGGAACTGCTTTAAATTCGTTAATTAGTACCGTTGATTTTACTCCAACTGGGATGTTTTCTATTTCAGCTAACAGTACACGTAAAATTAACATTGGTTTTGGGATTTCTAATTATCAAAATACACTTCAGCCAAAAACCTTTACTGCTAAAGGTTCGGTTAGTCTAACCTTACCACCAGGATATTCACCGCAATCACAGAATTGTGAAATTATAGCTAGTTTTGATAAAAATTCATGCGTTATTTCTCCGGTAACACCCACTGTAGTTACGCCTGTAACAAGTAATTTAGGATGTGTAAATTACAATTCCAATATGTTGGAAAGTTGGACGCAGATAAAATCTGGTACCGTGGTAATAATTGCCTATAAAACTGGTACATCGGCTGATAAAACTTTTGCGAAGGCGGTTGTCAATGCTTTACCAAATACAGAATGTACATTACCTACAACTATATCCCAAGATGGATATACCATTAATATTTCTTGGACAGTAGATCCAGCTGGCGATCAGTCATATGATTGTACATCTGGACAATTTTCAGGCACTTATACAGTTGTAACAAGCAATGCTATATTAGGAAATGCAAAGTTTTATATCTTATTTTTGAGAAGAAATAATAATAATCCAAATGCTGAAAATTACATCAATTTATGCCAAACAGGCGGAGTTTCGTCTGTTGGATAAAAAATATTGACATTTTTCAGAAGTTCGTTTATATATATTTTTAGATAGTACGTGTGTATTATCTACTATAGTGCTCGAGTGAGGCTATTAGGTTAATAAGTTCAATTGAATTATTAAAAGAAAGGTAAATATATGTCAGTAATTAAATATAGTCCGTTTGCATTACGTCACGTTGATCGTGATGAGTTTTTAACGCCATTTGACCGTGTATTCGATGAAGTATTCGCGGCACATTTCCCAGAATTAAATAAAGAATTGGGAGTTGGTTTCTTTGAAAAACAAAGTTATCCACGTGTAGACGTTGTTGATTACAATGATCGAGTGGAAATTCTAGCAGAGATTCCTGGTCTCTCTAAAGAAGATGTTTCAGTTGATGTACAAGAAAATGTTCTTACTATTAGTGGTCAAAAGATTAAAAAGATTGATGATAGGGAATTTACAGGAAAGTATATTCGTAGAGAATTAAAACATAGCAATTTCAAACGAAGTTTTACATTAGGTGATCAAATTGATCGCAGAAATCCATCCGCAAAATTTGAAAATGGGTTGTTAAAGGTTACATTGTCAAAGATCAAACCTACAATTCCAGAAACCAAAAAAATAAAGATTGAGTAATATTCATATTCAATCAAGGTTATATTAAACCCCGTTCATTTAATTGGATGGGGTTTTTATTTTGTAGATATTTATAGATATGATACAGTTTAAACATTTGGTAATATTCACATCACTTTTAATCGCTGGATGTGCTGCTTATTTTAGCGTATATGGTATAGGATTATTATTTTCAGGCGCAACGATTGCTGTTATGATAATGGCATCCTCTTTAGAACTGGGTAAATTGGTAACAACATCTTGGTTATTTAGATATTGGAACTATGCTAATATTCTAATGAAAATTTATATGATAACTGCAGTATTCGCATTGATGGCTATAACATCATTGGGTATATTTGGGTTTTTAACGGCGGCTTTTCAAAAATCATCTTTGGAAACTGAATTGTCATTGAATAAAATTTCAACATTAGAATCTCAAAAAAAAGAAGAGATTGGTAAAATTGAGTCTACAAAAAAATCTATAGAAAAATTGTATACGTTAAGAAGTAGTCAAGAAAATAGATTAAATGAAGTGCTTACAAATGTACTAATTGCTCGTAATCCAATTCAATTACAAAATATTCAAAATCAAATCAACGATCAAATTACAGATCTCAATAAACAGTTAGAAAACGAAAATGATAAAATCAAAACCTATAGTGCTAAATCAACAGCTGTGGATGATGATATTTTCAAGTTAAAGGTAGATAACAGTCAGAAGAAAGATATTATAACGTTTAAATTTGTTGCTGATCAATTTGATACAACGATCCAAAACGTAGTAAAGTGGTTTATTGTAGTACTTATTACGGTATTTGATCCACTTGCTGTTGTATTATTATTGGCATATAATATAAGCACAAATAAAGTTTATTCAGAAAATGACAAAAATTATGAATTATACAAAAAACAAGAAAAACCCACAGATGAGTCCGCCGACAAACCAACACATTCAACAGTTGAGCGCATAGTTGAAAAGCCTGTTGAGGTTGAAAAAATAGTTGAACGTATAGTGGAAAAGCCTGTTGAGGTTGAAAAAATAGTTGAACGTATAGTGGAAAAGCCTGTTGAGGTTGAAAAAATAGTTGAGCGAAAAGGTAAAACAGGATTAAGAGGTATGTTTAGTTTTTAATATTAAAATAATTTTTTTATCAATTTGTCACGGTTACATATATATGTAATTATACGCATGGATGAAACTGAACTTAAAGAATTGTATAGGCTGATCAAAAGATCATACGACGAATCGTGTTGGAAAACATTGAATGACGCTTTAGACTATATATCGGAATTTGTGGAAGTGGACGACGAACTACCTACAGACAATGATTGAAATTTTGTTATTAATATTACTGTTTATATCAGTAGCAGTTAATGTGTTTTTATTAATCACATCGAAAAAGTTATTTAACCAGATTGACATTTTGGAAGACTGGATAATAAACTTTAAAAAATCGGTAGAAAATACTTATAATAAATTGAAAGCTATTGATAACCGTGGTATCTTTGAAAAAGATGACGACGTTGGTTTTCTCTTTTCCGATTTAAAACAAACAATGGAAACTTTGAATAAAAAAGTAAAAGAAGAAGAAACCGATAACGTTTGATATTATTACTTGAATGAAACAAACAAAAAAAAGTAAAGTTGTAAATAAAAAAACGACTAAAGTAGTAGCAGATAAAAAACGTAAAATTACTTCTATGGTAAATAGTGTTAACAAAAAAATCAAAAAACCAACCAAAATAACATCTTTTAAAAAAGTAGTTACACACCAACCGCCTAAAAAAAATAATAAAGTAAAATTAGATATTACATACGAATCTAAAAACTTATCTGAAATTAATGTTCCAAGAAATATTACCAGTAAAGATATAATAGTAATTAATGATCTAAACGCTATTAATAAAGAAGTAGAAGAATTAACAGATGTTAGAAAAAAACGACGTGGTAGAAACAAAAAAGAAAAGATTTATTTTTCTAAAAAGACTGAGGAAGCAATTATTGAGTATAATTTAGCAACAGATATGGTAATAAGAAACGAAATATATGAAAATCGTATAAAGTATAGTTTTGATAAATTAGTTGAAAACATATTCAATACATTCAAATTTACTTATTTTGATAATAGTCCATTAGAAATTCAAAAAGAAACTGTAACGCATTTAGTTTCTAATATGCATAAATTTGAAGCGGGTAAAGGCAAAGCTTTTAGTTATTTCAGTATTGTTGCTAAAAACTATTTGATATTTCATAATAATAACAATTATAAACGATTCAATCAACATGTAGACATCAGTGACACGCCAGGTGACGACTGCGTTTGTTTGCAAACAGAAGATGCACATCATAAGACTATTCAAACACAAGAGTTTATGAAATTGTTAATTAACTATTGGGAAAAAAATCTAACAAAGATATTTACCAAACAAAAAGATCTTAATATAGCATATGCAGTAATCGAATTATTTCGTAGTAGTGATAGAATAGAAAATTTTAATAAAAAAACACTGTACTTATATATAAGAGAATTAAGTAATTGCAAAACACAACAAATTACTAAAATCATTAATAAGATGAAATCATATCAAAATGTAGTTATGAAAAATTACGCAGACAGCGGTAAAGTATAACACAAAACAAAACAAATAAACCACTCCAAATGGAGTGGTTTTTCTATTTATAGATATATGGACTTAAATTTTGAAATTTACAAAGGAAAGAATTTTTCGGGTCTTTGTAAGGATATAGTGAAAAATTCAGAGAATAAAAAAGATCAAATCGATATATTAATATCGGAGTTACGGAGTTTGATCAAAACCATCAATGATGCTACCATCATAGTTCCTATGATTAAAGATTACTATGATGTAGGAATTAAAAACGATGAACAGTTAGTTAAGTTAGCGTCTGTTGTACAACGTTTGGTGGCTAAAGGTGAAGCTAGCGGCGAAGGTTCTTCTATGATATTAAGTGAAGACGAACGTAAACAATTGATGGAGGAAGTTATAACAATCAGTAAAGGCGAATAATATGGTAAGCACAGACGTATCCAAATCAAATAAATCACCACAGTTAAATGATCAACAAATAAAAGATTTGGTTGATATTCGCTCACCCATACAACTTGCTGTCGTAGTCGATATAATTTTTGACGAAACTCATATAAAATTACAAGATGCGTATAAACAAAAAATAAATCCGCAAACGGTTCCGCTTAATTATAAGAATGAACCAGCAAATGAAAACGATGTGGATTTTTCTTATATTGGACGTGCTAAAGTAAGAATATTATCACAAGAAAAAAAATCATCGGTTGAAAAATTACCTTGGGCTATACCACTTGAACAAACTATAACACAATATCCACTGGTTAATGAATTGGTATTGGTGCAAAAGGTTGGAAACAATTATTATTATAGTAAACCATTAAACAAATTCAACTTCCCCAATAATATTGATTATACAGTTGAAACAGTATATAGCGAAGATGGAACGCCGGCTGTCCCTTTTTATTTTGATGGTAATAGAGCCACTTATACATCCGCTCCAATTTATTCGAAGTATAATAATATAGGATATGTAGGACAATATTTCATTTCAAATCCATTTATACGATTGGTCAAGAAAAATGAAGGGGATACTATAATAGAAAGTAGATTTGGTCAGTCAATTAGATTTAGTGCATATGATGATAATAGACAAAATGATAAAGGTGTATATTCATCTTACGATTTGAATGGTAATTTATTGAAAGACTCAATCGGCGGTGGATATGGTAATCCTAAACTTACTATTAGAAATAGACAACGAAATATTGCTTTGGATGAACCACAACAATTACATCCTAAGTTGCCACCTATTCGTAAAATTACACCGGTTGAAAAGAATTTTGGCGGACAAATACCAGAAGATATTAACAACGACGGGTCCACTATTCAGCTAACAAGTGGCAAAACATCAAGTGAATGGAAAACTACAGTTTATAAAAGTATATTTGGTATAACGTCAAATGGAGAGTCAACAGAAGAACAAATAAGATTCAATCCAAAAGGTTCGACATCATTTAAGTTTCCAACTTTAAACAGCGATCAAATTGTAATAAATACAGATAGATTGGTACTAAGTAGTAGATTCGCAGAAACATTACATTTTAGTAAAAAACGGTATGCCATAACTACTGATAGTGAATATACAGTGGATGCTAATGATAATGTAGTTATAACTACAAATAATACCGCTTGTATTAATGCGCCACAAATATTTTTGGGACAATATGGAGAAACAAATGAACCAGCATTGTTAGGTCAAACAACTGTAGATTGGATGTATGATCTTTGTAATTGGTTATTGGACCACGTTCATTGGTCTCATCATGTGCATCCACATCCACATACACATCCTAGATCAGGAAATGCAACTCCAGAGAATACAAGAGATGCTAATCCAGATCAAACACAAATACCAGTACAACAAATTAAACTACAATTATTAAGAGATAATTTACACAAGACACTAAGTAGACGTGTATTTGTTACCGGAGGCGGATATGCGCCTGGTAGCAATGGAGTTAAACCAGCTGGTAGTGGCGGAGAGTGTAAAGATCCAATAAAAATTAATACTGTTACAGGTGCTGGAGTTGTGGGGGATTTCAAAGGTAGAAATCGTCGAGAAGGGCCAGTACAAGTCGAATTTGAATTTCAGAATTAAATACCATGAGCAATTATTATGTATCTTATAAACAAGTAGTGTCTTGGAATGGCACGGTATTTAATGCTAATCAATATAGAAAAGCAATAAATGCTTTTTATTCTAAAATTGATTTAGTTAATCCAAATTTAAAAACTGATCAATCAGCTTCATCTGTATTTGATGTACCCATAAGAAATCTATCACCTGATGCATCTTTTCCAAGTGAATGGAGTTTTGATTTAAATGGAAACTTTTCAACAACAGTCCGAGATGAAGTATCTGGTCTTTTTAGAGCATTTTTAGTTTTGAGCGGAGATGTTAAAGTTCCAAGAATAACGTCAACTGGTAAAACTTTACGAGTAATTATAGCTGCTGCCAATAAAAGTTTAATTGCTATAGGTAAAACTCCTGAAGAAGCTTTTAATTATGCATTTAAAGAAGCAAGAGAATCTCTTTTACGAACACTAGCAGATCAAATTAATGTGTCGGGTAGGGGAATTAAAGTAGAAATACAAGATCCATTTACCGATCCAGATCCAGCGTTGCCTGGTCCGCCTACACAAACGATATCAGGAGTTGCCAATAAAGCTCCTTTGGTAGACAATCCTAACATAAAACTCCCCACCCAAGAAGCAAAGGGGTTAGACGCGAATGTAGCGCAACAAGCAGCTTCAAAAACCCAGGGCGCTACAAGTAATACTACGTCTGAAGTTCAAGGTGCCGCCGATAAAGCACAAAGCGCATTTGGTAAACCGGATGGATTGGGTAAGGATTGGTCGCCTGATAAGTTTAGTCCTGAATCTATAGCTGGAAATGAAAAAATTGTAAATGCTAAAACAGGTATAATTGAATCCACGTCCAAATTAGCTAAAGGGTTAAAAGGTGGATTGTTAGGTGGTGCTCTTGGTGCTGGAGTAGGGGCCTTAGCTGGAGGCGGTAAAGGAGCATTAATAGGCGGATTGAGTGGTACAGCACTTGGTGCCGGATTATCTGTTGGTGGTGTAACAGGAGCAGCATTAGCCGGTGGTGGATTAGGAGCCGGAATAGGTGGAATAGTTGGGGGTGGAAAAGGTGCTTTAATTGGAGCTGTATCAGGAGGAGCAGTTGGTGCAGCTGCTGCTAAATTAGCAAGTGTTAAAAAAGGAATGCCTAAACCAAATATACCAAAACCACCCAGTACACCCCGTATCAAGACTATCAAGATACCCAGACCATCTGATACAAAAGGCGCACAAGCATTATTAAATTTACCTAAATCTCGTTTGGGTTAATAATTATATATAATAATATGAAAATAGATATATTAAAAGAATTCATTAAGAAAACAGTACAACAAGAGGTACGAAACGTAGTACAATCTGAACTTAAACTTCAATTGGCAGAAATATTCTCTAAAGAAGTTATTCAATCCAAGAAAAAATCATCTGATTCTGATTTAGAACAACAAATTCTAAAAGAATTGGATGTGATGAATGAATCTGCGGTTGTTGAGGAACCAGTTAAACCCACGAAAAAGTTTGTAAAGTATACCAGTAACCCAATGTTGAATGATATTTTAAACCAAACCACCGGTGGTGTGCCACAAGAAGGCAGTATGGTTAGTATGATGGGTGGATATGGAAACAGTACACAAGAAGTTATTACAGAAACCAAAGTGCCTGAAAATGCTCCTGCTCCTGTAAAAGGCGTTTATTCAGCGATAAACAGAGATTATCGTGCTTTACTAAAAGCAGTGGATAGTAAAAAGTCTAAGGTTTAATTATGGCTAAAAAAGCACTAGGACTTAAAATACCGTTTAGATTGGGTCAAGATGGTTATTTTGAAACAAATACTGATACTATTTCACAAGTTTCTAGTAATATACGGAATCTTTTATTAACCAAACCTGGAGAACGTAGGTTTAATAATGCATTTGGTTCTTCATTATATAAAGTGTTGTTTGATCAAAATGAATTGGGTGAAATGTTGCCGATGTTAGTAAATCTTATTCAAAATGATGTAAATAGATTTATGAACGGTATAATAGTTGAAGACGTTAAAGTTCAATTATTGGAAAATGATGTTGTAAATAATAATTATAATAAAATATTTATAAAAGTAGCCTTTAGTTACAAAGAATTACAATCCACAACTGAAGTGATCATCACAAACAATAATATATAATGCAACAATTAATTAACAAAACCTTCAAGGCTAATACAAAAGACGTTTTGTATTTAAATCGTGATTTTACTTCTTTAAAACAACAACTAATTGATTTCACTAAACAGTATTATCCACAAAGTTATAAAGATTTTAGTGAAAGTTCACCAGGCCAAATCTTTATCGAACAAGCGTCTTTTGTGGGAGATGTATTGTCATATTACACTGATTATCAATTTAAAGAAAGTTTTATTCAATTCGCGGGTGAACGTAAAAATATTATAAACCAAGCTCAATTTTTGGGATATAAACCAAAGGTATCTTCGGTATCATCCACTAATGTAGAATTGTTTCAATTGTTGCCCGCGACACGTACTTCGGGCGTTAATGGCGAATATGTACCTGATGAACGATACTGTTTGATTTTAAAACCATATACACAACTATCTAGTGTATCAGGTGTGTCATTTATAGTCGAAGAAAGTGTAGATTTTAGTCAAGATACTTTATTTTCACCAAGACAAATAAGTGTTTACAATCGTGATAATACAGGAGCACCATTATTTTACCTGATAAAGAAATCCACACAATGTTATTCTGGTAGAATAACAACAAAAACATTTAGTGTTGGCGATCCACAATCATTTTTAAAAATAAAGTTAGATGAAACTAATGTGGTTAAAATAATAAGTGTGGTGGATTCTAATGGCAACAATTACTATGAAACACAGTATCTAGCACAAGATACAATTCCACTATTGATTGATAATGTACCTCTTACCAATCAAACGTTATCACCATATAGAAATGAAACTCCTAAGATTTTAAAGTATCTAAGAACCGAACGTAGATTTATTACAACGGTAGATCAGAATAATTTTACTTATATTCAATTTGGGGCGAATACAGAAAATTACGAAAATACAGTTATTATACCAAATCCAACTAATGTTGGTGTAGCTTTATCCAATTTAAAGAATCTAAATATATCTTTAGACGGTACAAATGTATTAAAGGCCAATTCATACGGTGTGTCTCCATCAAATACAACATTGACAGTTAATTATGTTGTTGGTGGTGGTTTAGATTCAAATGTAAATTCCGATGAAATAAATAAGATTGCTAGTACGGATTATTTAAATGACGTGACCAGTTTAACTGATAGCGAAGTGATTCTATTAAACAATTTTAAAAATTCATTGAGAGTAAATAATCCACTTTCATCAACTGGTGGTAATGACGCGGATACAAATGAGGAAATACGACAAAATGCTATATTAAACTTTTCCGCTCAAAATAGAATGGTTACTTCCGATGATATTCTACTAAGAGTATATTCATTGCCATCTTATTTAGGTAATATTTCAAAAGCATATGTTGAAAGCAATTCAAATAGACGAGTTCAATATAACCAATTAATAAAAGGCGTAATAACCGAAGACGGAAATGAAACATTAGATTTAAATCCATTAAATCCACTAGATAGAAGAAAGTTTTTGGAATCGAGTAATCCATTTACAAACAATCTTTATTTGTTAGGGTATGATGTTAATAAAAATTTGACAACATTGAATCCAGCTACGTTACAAAATTTAATAAGTTATCTAAATAATTTCAAAATACTCACGGACAAAATCAATATTATTGATGGTTATATTATCAATTTAGGATTCGATTTTAAAATTACAGTATTCACTGGCTTTAATAAACGAGATGTATTAAACAATTGTATTCAATCTGTAAAAAACTATTTGAATATTGATAATATTAGTTTTAACCAACCGATAAATCTCAGTCAACTCAATTTTGAAATAATGAAAAACGAAGGGGTCCAATCTGTAATTGAGTTGAAGATTAAGAATTTAACAATTGATGATGGTAATTATTCACCTATAGCATATAATGTAAGTATTGCTACACAAAATAATATTCTCTATCCATCAAAAGACCCATCAGTATTTGAAATTAAATATCCCGACAACGATATAAAAGGATTGGTAGTATAATATGCATATTTTCATTTATCCATCTCAAGACACTTATATTAACAATTCCAACAAATTCCAAAACAAAAATTTTGGAATAGACGAGGTGTTAGAAGTATATGCGTCGAACACAGGCAAAAAAACTGTGTACACAGATCCAAATTGGCACACTGCACCTCTTACCGCCTCTTCATATGGTAATAATGGATGGTTGTCATACACCACGTCTTCACTGTTCATTTATTCTGGTAGTAAGTGGTATGCTTTTAATCTTACATCTTCTGTAATACCAAATACATCATTTATTGCTAATTTTACAGGTAGATTATCTAATGTAACTACTAACCCAAAAAAACCACTTTATATTTCTGGATCGGCAAATTATGCATCCGGATCATTTTCAGGTAGTATGAATATAACTAGTTACTCATTCTTTACAGGAAGTTGGAGTACAGGTAGTTTTTCTGGCTCTGTGAGAGTTGGTAGTTTTTTTACAAAATTAAAAGTAAACAAACGGACATATACAACAAGTCCATTAACTTCGTCTTTGACAGGTACAGGAAGCTTTAAAAATTTAAGAGGGAAACTATTAGGAAAATCAAACACAGGCATACCGTGTAGCTCCAGTTTTTATTCGCCGGTAAGAGCTTTTAATTCAGGATCATTTACAGGAAGTTTTAGTGGTTCTAATTCTAAGTTGTATATAGAAACTTTAACTTCCAGTAAATTGTATTACACAGATGTCACAAATTTTGCCGGTTATTTCAAAGGTAAATATAGTGGGTCTTTTAAAGCTCCTTCGACAGCTATATACTTAAACTATCCAGAGTTTAGTAGAACATTAATTAAGTTTGACTTAAACACATTAAGTCAGTCTATTTCTACGAATGAAATTAGCAGTTCAAAGTTAAAATTTACACTCAATTTAAAAGCATGCGGTATGAGAAATCTTCCGCTAAATTACTCTATATATGCTTATCCAATAAGTCAAAGTTGGGAAAATGGAAACGGTAGATATGCAGACGATGGTTCTCAACTAGGAGCTACTTGGAACAATAGAAGTTACTCAGGTAGTAATTTATGGTATGGTAATAAAATAACAAATAGTTATCAACAAGTAAATTATCTATTAACATCTTCATATTCAAGTGCTAGTTTTCAAAATCAAGGCGGTACTTGGTATTATAAAGTTCCAACTTCTTATACAAACAAACCAAAATGGATTTGCAACTCCACTTCGTTTCCATCATTGGTCAACAACGGATTGATTTGTAGTCAGTCATTCAGTTATGGTAATCAAAGTGATATATCAATGGATATAACACAGATTGTCCGTTCTTGGCTATGTGGTTGTATTCCAAATCAGGGACTTATGTTATTGAGTTCATTTGAAATAAGTACGCCTCCTCTTCAACCAACCAATGGATTGTTACAGTTCTTCAGTAAAGATACCAATACTATTTATAGTCCATATATCGATGTCGGATGGAATGATACTGTATTTAGCACAGGCAGTTTAAAACCGGTGTCATCTTCTATACAAAATCTAATTACCTTGCAGTCATTAAACAGTGCATATAAAGCTGGTAGTGTTGCTAAAATATTTGTTTTTGCAAGAGATAAATATCCTTTAAAGACATTTAATAAATCATATCAACAACCCGCGATGGTCACTCCTAAGTATTTACCAACTTCTTCCTATTATATGGTAAAAGATGCTGAATCCGAAGAGGTTTTAATTAATTTTGACGATTATACTAAATTAAGTTGCGATGCTTCATATGGTAATTATTTTAAATTAAATACTAGCGGATTACCGCAAGAACGTTATTTAACAGTATTTATTAAGGTAGAGTACAAAGATGGAACAGTTGACATCGTTGATACTGGGAAAATATTTAAAATAACTCGTTAGTATGGCAAATATACCATTAGTATATAACGTATCATTAAGTGATATACAAACATTTAAAGACTTCGGTACATTTCAAAATAACTTTGATAATTTTGGAAATGACCAATTAGTTTACAATATATCACAATCATTTGATGGTAAATTTAATTATATTAAATTGCCAATTAAAAGTTTTTTATATAATGAAAACAAAATTGCCGATACATCGACAGTAGAATTCACTGAATTACAAACAACCGCTGTCGAAGAAAAGAGAAATTTGACAGATGTTATAATTCAATATAATAATCTGATCGAAGAAAATAGAATCTTAAATCAAACGGTAAATAGCTTGGTGGAAAAATATGAAAATAACGATGACAAACAAGTTATTGCGGCTATGAAAAACGAAATTATTGGTTTGCGAATCAAATTGGGACAAGGAACTGTACTTTCCGATTTTGGCGACGACTATCCATTTTTACCATTAACTTCTTAATATGCCTTACGACTATTTGACAATAAACGATAATGATTTGAATAAGGGTATTACAAGTGCATCTTATTTCAATGCCAATTTGCAGTCTTTGTACGAACAACAAGTTGTAAGTAATGATGTATTTTATGGAGAATCCGACGACGACTTGTTTGAATTTACTCTTTATAATAATAATCAACAACTTGTAAGTTTTAACAGAGTAATTCCATCCGTTACATATTCCATATTACAAGGAAGTTATAGAGATATAAATAATGAGTTGAGATCGTATCAATTCGCAAATCCATTTACAAATATTGTATCTCACAAAAATGATATTTTATTACACCCACAATTTGATTTAAATGCTAGTGGAGTTGGTCCAGGTTTGTATTACTTGTTGTATAATCCAGTTAGAAATATAGCCGGCAATCCGACAAATAAATTGGTTATAAAAGAGATATCTCCAAGTAGAACTGAAATACGGTTATCTTATGCATTTGACACAACTAAAAATGAATCATCTAGGTTAGATGCGGTTAAGATAAGATCATTTGCTGATAAAAAATATTTGTTATTGAGAATATATCAAGATTTAATTGATATTATTAAAAACAATCCAATCGAACAAGACTTTCTGTTAAATAAAAATAAGTATAATTATACAGATATTTGTTTGAAGTTAGGTCTAAAAAGTGAAGCTGAATTGCAGGAATTTATAACATCAACATACGTTGGATATAATTCTGTAATTAAATTAAATAGTGATACTGATACTACGATTTTACAGACAAGTAAATTTTCAGGTGTACAGGAACAAATTAACAATTTTATATACACATATAACAATGTAGAATTTACCAATCAAGAAATATTAGAGTCTTTCAGAATCATCACATTAAAAGTATCACAAGATAGAGTATTACAAAAAAGTTCTATAAATGATATCGATTTACAAAATATATTGGGATTATTTGAACAAACGATTTATACCGATTGGATATTGCCGAATGTAACTAATTTATTAGAAAATTATAGAACAAAATATTATGGTTATTATAAGAACGCATTGAATTTTGACAATGGAAATTTAATAAAAATTCTAGATCATACAAATTATTTAAATTCAATAGATGATACTTTTAACATACAAGTAAAATTAGATGCTCCATTACCTTTACAATATAATATAAAATCGACATGTTGGATATCAAACATATCAATTGCTCCAATTTATTTTAAAGTTAACTTATTTACTTCGAAGATATCAAGAAAAGTATTTTTAAACGATATAAATTTTGATGTTCAAGTTAATACGTCGCATCCATCTACAGAAAGATATCAAAGTAATGACGCGTTTACTCTGGACAAAGCAACAGTAAGATTAAAAGAAAAGTATAATGATTTGTATATAGATTATACAGATTTCAACAATTTTATTAATTATTCATCAGCTGAATTACGTACTAAAATTGCTAAGAATAAAATCAAAGATTATAATCAACTTGAGTCCGTTAAGAAATCGACTATTAATTCCGCAACAAATACAAGTGCGACAATTTCATCTTCTTATAGTCAGTTGGTTAATCAGAAGACATCTCAACAAATCACATTGCTGGATACATTTGATGAATACGAATCCTATTTGTTTTTTAATTCATCCAGTATAGACAACAAAATCGATGAGGCTATTACATATGATTCGGATAACTATAATAGTTTGGTATATCAACTTCCTGAATATGTAAAGGATGACTCCGATTCAGCGGATTACATAAAATTCACCGCAATGACCGGACATTTTTTTGATAATATATTAGTCTTTATCAAGAAGTTTCCTAAAACATATCCTATTTCTAACAATGATTCAAGTTACTATCCAAAGAATTATATAGATGAATTATTGAACAGTTTTAATTGGAACGTTGACATTGACAAATTTTCTCAAAGTGATTTAAATCAATTATATTTAAATAATCAAGAAATTTCAGGTTACAACTCCGCTTCTTATTTCGATTATACAAAATCAATTTTAAATCGATTTGCAAATAACATTTCATCTGTATATAAATCCAAGGGTACTATCAATTCATTTGAAATGATACGTACTATGTTTGGCATTCCATCTGGATTAATATCTACCAGAGAGTATGGAAGTGCTGACGCTTTTTCCAATCGTGATAATTACTTCGTATACGATGATATTATTTATATGACAGATTTCAAGGAAAATAATTTCTTGAATTTTCAACATACTAGTAGTGATTTTATTTATACCACTAGTAGCTACTACGCATCTGGATCCAATATTAATACATTCACCAGTAGCACCGAATACACATCAAAATTTAATGGTATATCTACAATTGAATTTTCTTTTAGATTTAAATCGACTAATTATAACTTCGACGACAAGATACAATTGATGTCGAAATATAGAAATAAAAAGTCTGATTGGAATTTATTTATAAAAAAATCAAAGCAAGTTAACAGTGGTCAATTAGTATTTGAAATACATCCATATGAATTGGGTAACACCACGTCTAGTTTGATATTAAATGAAATACCATTATTAAACGGCGGCATTTTCACTGCTATGTTAAAGCGTGAGCCTGTTCTTGGAGATTTCGATAAGTTGCGGGTTCGTTCAATTAAAACCACTAATGAAGATACTCCTTTTATTATAGAAGACGACGGTGATTTTGTGATAGAAGACGATGGCGATTATGTCACATTAGCATCTCAAAAAACAATATTAACAGCTTCTTATTTTATTAATTCGACAAATGAATTTATTCCATACATATACAGTCTATCCATTAATCAATATGATGGAAGCGTTAAGAATTTCTCATCAACAAAGCGTAAACTTATAAATTATAATACAAACAAGAAGTTTTCATCGGGTAGTTATTATATAGGTAATTATTCGTCTTCTGTTTCTTTTATAGGAAATTTGGATAAAATCAAAATTTTAAAAGAACCACTTAATAATGAATATTTCGATGAACATTCTTATAATTTAGATTCGATATCAATACCAAATAAAGAAAATGTTTATTCTAATTTGTTTTATTTATGGAGTTTCGACACGCCTGTAGATTTGTATTCATCTACATCGATTAGTACAACCGTACATAATCAAAATATTTATTATAATACGCAATTCTTTGCTTATAATTTTGGACAAACAGAAAAGTATTATAGCTATCCAACTTGTTCGAATGTAATGATTACTCAGTTCCCATATCAATTTGATAAAATCGATCTTAAACAAACTATAAACACCAATAACTTTGGACCAAATTTCAAAATTAATGGTAAAATAAACAAAATAACCGAAACAGCTTTGTCTAATTTAACGCCGTATGATTATTCGACGAGAATTCAAGACAGTTTAGGTGACGATTCTATCTTATCAGGATTTTTTATAAGTCCATATAACTATTTAAATCAAAAAATAGAGAATTTTATAGGTTTGGATGGTATAGCCGATATTATAGGTGAACCTCAAAATTTAAACAAACAAAATTATGATGGATTGACTAAATTACAACGTGAATTCGGCGAAATAAATGAAAAATATATATACCCACAAGAATTTTATAGTACATATAAATTCTACATTGATTTTTCTATATTTGATGTTGTAAAAAATTTAAAACCGTCTAGATCTAATTTATTGACAGGCCTTGTATTAGAACCAAGCTTGTTTGAACGTAAAAAGTTTAACTACAGAGATGTGGAATTTTTAACAAATAACGAATTTGACATATACTTTAATAACAAGACAACATTTACATCTTCTTTATTAAATACGGTTGATATTGCAAACTTCGCTATAGTAACTAGTTCTAACGTTAATAATATTACCAGAGATGAAAATACTTATAATTACTCTCGTCTAGAAATTAAAGACACAATCGACGACCGTGATTTTATTTATGCAAAGTATGGAAAATATGTATATATTGATTCAAATGGATATAATGTACGAGACACAGTTAATGTAGGCAAAAAAGATTATTATCAATCTGTTAATAATGATGGATTTTTAGTAACATTTACTTCTTCATTTGACGAAGTTCAAGTTATTGGTTCTGGGTCGGGATATTCTGTAGGTTCATCTGGCATCTCAGGTACATCCGGCATCTCAGGTACGTCCGGTACATCCGGTACATCCGGTACATCCGGCACATCCGGCACATCCGGCACGTCGGATTATATAGGATTTAATGTTCAAGTTACCGGAAGTAAGTACCTGAAAAACTACTATAAAGGCGTATTTAATACAGGATATTCTAATAGACATTTAAGTAAGTTTACATTTGTTGGAAGTCGAACCAAATATCAAGCGGTAAGTGGTTCTAAGACGCAACTTTTGAGTGGATTGAAGTTGAATACAAAAGGCGATATTGCATATTATACTTATATTAAAGGTAAAAATGATAAGAACAGTACTGTAAATAGAAAAGGCGTTACAAATGGAAGTTCGCCTGTTATTACCATACCAGGATTTTTAAGTTTGAATATCGAAACCAATAATGCTCCTTCATATGGTGATACAACTGGCTCAATTAGTAGTACTGACTCATTATTCATACAATTACCATTAACCGCTTCTTTACTAACCAGCGCGAGTTTGGAAAGATACATAATGAATTTATAATTCACATTTTTGAGTAAAAATTAAAACTTATCAATAATTATTATATATGGCATATTTAAATAACAACATTCTTACAGTGAATGCTGTATTGACTAAAAAAGGAAGAGAAATTCTTGCAAAAACGGGTGGGTTAAACATTACAGCGTTCGCTTTGGCTGACGATGAAATTGATTACACCCAGTTTAATCCAAATCATCCATTGGGTAGCGCGTATTACGATATAGCTATTCGTAACACTCCTATTATGGAACCGATTACCGATGAATCACAGTCAATGAAATATAAGTTAGTGACTTTGAATGACGGAATAACATCTGTACCAACTATAAGTGTAGCTCAAAGTGTAATTACTGTAGATAGAGATTACACGGGGGAAATTTTAATTAGTCCTAGTACAAACCCAACTTACAATGTTACGCTTGGATACACATCGATTTTGGCAAATAAAAATGTTGGGACATTGATTGTGACCGAAACAAATAGTTTGAATTCGACCAGTGCTACAGTTCCTACTTTTTCAGGAGATTTAACTTCACAAACTTCGCAAGTAGTAATTGGTAATAAATTCAGATTTGTACCAAACGCTGGTTTGTCTAAAACAACAACCACTAATATTACAATTATTGGCAATGAAAGTGGTGGTAATACATCCATTACAGTGACAGTTAAAGTTCCAACAACAACATAATTATGATATTTAGTACATTTAATAATGACGACATTGTAGTCGGTAGAATAAATCAAGTATCTTCCGGTTTATTTGGAACTGGTAGTTTATTTGTTAGTCAATCTACCTTTGTAACACAATCAGGTGTTACTGGTCAAGCTAATCAACTTACTGGTTCTAGTCCATATGATGTGAGAAATGGTCAATATTATCTTGATATTTACTCAGGCGGAGATTTATATTTTGATGTAGCATATGGCGATTATGCAAACAGTGGTAGTTCACGATTCGATGTGACCACTTATTCAACCCCCGTATTGACAAATGAAACGAAAGTTATCTATTCTCAATATAGAAATACCCTTTTACAACCAGGCGATACTTTATTCAGTTTTGCATCTGGAAGTGTAGATAATATAGTTGACAGTGCAGCTATTTATGTAATAAATTATGCAGCTGACAAATTTAAAGATCAAATAGACGCGGGGCAAATACAGATTTCTTTTAGTGGTTCAGTTGGTCCTAAGAAATTCACATTTATTGACGATTCACAGGTAGTGAATAAACAACAAACTTCATATAACTTAATTTCAGGTTCCATTGTAAACGGCATTGCTACGCCTTATTTGAAAAATGGATCGCCGGTTTATGCCGGTATAGGTTTGGTATATCCATCAAACGGCACCATCGTATTTAACGCAATAAATTTAGACAAACACGTTGGTATTACAGCAGGACAACAAATTTTAAATAGAGCTAATTATTCTAATAACGTAACTTCTACAAATCGAAGTGGATATTGGAAAGTATGGACAAGAGATTTTTATAATGCTCTTAGAAGATCCAAATCAACGATGGGAGTCAGAAAGTCTGAATTTGTACCGTCTACAAATTACTTTATCCGTGTAAAAAATAAAGAATTTAATTATAGCAACAATCCAACTTTTGTTTCCGATGGAACAGATGGTTTGACTAAAGGAACTATTATTTATCAAGATTTGATTAATAATCCAAGAACCTATATTACCTCGGTCGGTTTGTATAATGATAATAATGAACTATTGGCAATTGGTAAAATTAGTCAACCTACAATGAAATCTTTTGACAACGAATTATTGATTAAGGTGCGGATTGATTTCTAATATATAATAGTTTGTTTTTATTCTATTTATAATAGAATGATCAAATTTTTTAAAACACAAGACGTACTAGTAACCAGATTTACTGTTTCTAAGGAAAAGACGTTTAATAACGTTTTAAATAATCTTCTTTCTGGTATAGATGGTATCGACGATAGTATATTTCCTATACAATTGTCTTATATTGCGTGCGACAATAATAAATCAGGAAGTTGTGAAGAGATTTCATCAAATACTGCATATTTAGCAATTACACAATTTGAGGAATCCTCACAAATTGATTTTTCAGTGGGTAAATATGTAAATTCAAGTTCTGTTTTTTATCCATCATCAAGTGTTAATTGGAATCCAACGGTTAATCCTGTAAATGTTAATGGGACGTATAAAGGTCAAGTTTATAATACTGTAAATAAAATGTATTATAATAATTACAACAATAGTTACAATATATTTGGATTTGACGATTACGATCACCAACGTACTAAATTGGATTTGACTAATGATTTTTCGTTGTATAGATTATCAGTTCCACAAACTGGCGACGGCATTAAAAGAAATTCAGTTGTAATATACAATCAATCAGGAGACATCGTTTCTAACATATTAGATGATGGCAATCACAATTTGATATTAGGCGGAACTTATTTTATTAATAGTTACGAATTTACGACGGATAATGAAGATACTGTAGAAAACCAAGGTAGTTATGGTTTGGGTTATTATTTATTGAATACATAGTATGAGTTTAATTAACATATATAACGAACGATACGGATCCGCTGTTGCTACTAATGGCAGTATAATAGCAATAGGAAACCCACCAACTAAAAACTGGGATTATTCAGAGGGGTTTTCTCGCAAAGGTCAAATATTTTTAATTCGTAAAAATCAATTTCAATCAAATTATGAAGTAATTAAAACTTTAGTAAACGAAAATTTAAATTTGTTTACCCCATATTATACCGAACAAAGTAGTAGTATGGTAAATACAAGTTCTTTAATCGCTAATAGCGGTAGTTTACCAAACATAGATTCATCCTGCAGTTATTTAACAATTGAAGATCAAAGTAGATTTGTTTATCAAAGCAAATATGGAGAATCTTTAGATGTTAGTGATTATTTTCTCGCAGCGAGTGATATTTCACTAAGTCAAAGTCTTGATACTAGACATTTCTTCACACAAAATCAAGTAAATATATACGAAATAGACCCAAACTATATATATGAAAACGGACGTATAACAGATAAATCTAATGAGTTTACTAAAGAAACTACAAGTACTTATCAAATAAGCTCAACTCCAATTGCTTATTTAACATCATCCATAAATTCTCAATTTGGCAAATCTGTTAGTATTTCAAACAATTATTTAGCGGTCGGCGCGCCTGGCTATAATAATGGTAGAGGATGCGTTTATGTTTTTAAGAATGTAAATAATAACTACGATTTGGTACAAAAATTAAGTAGTAGTATTATTTTAGACCCATATCAATCGTCGTTTGGATTTAGTGTTTGTATAGACAAATATAGTGAAGATAAGTTGGTGGTTGGGTCTAACCAAGTATCAGCTAGCAAAGTATTTTTATTTACATCTGGATCCGGCGGTTGGCATCTATCTCAGAGATTCCAAAATATAACAGGATCTGAATATTTGAAATTGGAAGGTTTTGAATTTGATTTATATCCATCTGGAAGTTTGTCGGCCGCTCAGAAAAAAAATAGATTTGGTTATTCTGTATCTTTACATAAAAATGTTTTAACCGTGGGTTCGCCCAATGATCTTTTATACTATGAATATTCAGGATCTACGACACTGAGACAAAGAGGAGCGACTTATATTTATGAAAACGGACTGTGTCCAACAGGATCCAATCAGTATCTGTTTATTAAAAAACTTTACGGTGATGAAATAACTTTCAAAGATAATATGATGGGATATTCAGTTTCGACTCACAATAATAAAGTGTTAATTGGTTCGCCTAAACCATATTTCCCATTTAGTTCGCTTTATATTTCTAGTTCAGTTAAATATTACGATAAATTCTATGATGTAAATGATTATGGAGAATCAAGTTATTGCGGTCAGTGTTTATATTACAATGTTAGCAATTCCGTCGTAACACCGATTACCACAGATCCTATTGCCAAACGAAAAGAGTATAATAAACCATTTAGCGCATTTGGATATTCAGTAGCTTTATCAGAACCAAATTTGATAGTTGGATCCCCAATTCCACTAAATAACGATTTGTATTTAAGCATTCCATTGATAACCGAATCGGGTAGTTATAATGATCCAAGTTATATAAATACATCATCATTTAATCCTGAGAACTGTACTGAATCGGCTGATGTTGTATATTTTCAAATAGAAGATACGGTTTATGGTAGTGGTAGCATCAAAGCAAAAATTGCATTGCAGATGGAGTCTGATACATACACTGACATCGTTGGTAAAGCTTATATATACGATAGTTCTGACTTAAAGACAAATTATCCAGTTGGCAATATTTTTTATAACAATAATAGTTTGATTTTGAATAATACAGGTAGCGTATTGAATCTATTAACAAGAGATCCTGTCGATCCAAATCAACCATCTTTGTATATGGATTACAGAACACTCATAACATCTTATGAGAAACAATATATTTGCACAATAATACCTGGTGAATTTAATATATCCACTAATCCTACATCTACAACTTCATCTCTTATAAATTATTGTGTATTTAACAAAAGCACATTTAACTTTGAAAATTTGGACATCATTTTAAGATATATAAACTACAAGAATACTGTCCCAGGTTCTGAAAAGTGGTATTTGAATATGATATCCAATGATGTAGAACAGAATATCTTTGGGTTTTATACATCATCTTATTCAGACTACAATACAAATCTATTAACCCCAACTTTAAAAAATCTATTAGCCGAAAAGAATTTGGACATAGACAGTAATGGTAGAGTGGATGTTAACGATGGTAAAATGATGTGGAAGTATTTCATCGAAAAATTAAATTTCACTAACTATAAATCTTATTTGTCCACATTAAGTAATCGTAATAATTATGATGATATCATTAGATTCTTAGACAATCAAACAGGTAAATCAATTAAGAATTATGTCAAACAACCATTTTTCAATTATCAATATAGTTCATCAATTGATCCAACGGGATCTTATTTAGCGCCATATATAACCACCGTCGGATTATACAGTGGATGTGATCTGGTCGCAGTAGCTAAATTAGCACACCCAATTAAAAATACGGGTGAAATTCCAATAAATATTTCTGTTAAATGGGATACTTAATTATATTTATTATATAATAAAACAAATATATGGCAACATCACCAGACGCAAAAGTAATCGACCGTGAATCATTAAAGACCAGCTTGGAAGCTAGATTTCTAGCCAAACAAAAAGCTGGCGGTACGTTTAATGCATATAAAGCTACAAGATTTATACCAGGTGGTACTATGTTGGATGGATTACAAGGAGAAATGGGTTATTCACAAAAATCTCGCAAATATACAGTTAATCCAGGATTTCTTACATCAATCGACAATCAAGAAGTAAATTTTAATAAAGAAGCGTTGAATTACGTTGACACCTTGCCAGGATTTAATACGAAACGATATTTCCGTTGATATGTATTTTAAATGGTTATATTAGGTTTAGATTCATCTACATCAGTTACAGGGTGGGCATTTAGTAAAGACGGAAACGTCTTAGATGCTGGCTATATAGATACAAAAAAGTTTGAAACTACAAAAGAAAAAACTTACTTTGTTATATCCGAATTGGAAAAAAATCAGTTAATTAAAGATGTTACCGACATTAATTTAGAAGCTGCTCTTAGTGGTTTTGCCGGCGGATTTACATCACAACAAGTTATTATCACATTAGCCCGTCACAATGCAGTGTTTGCTTACATTATCGAAGAACACTTCAAAATCAAAGTAAATTTATTGTCTGTTAACACTATACGCAAACAGTTGTTTGGCAAGTGTAGAATTAAAGGGGTTAAATCAAAAGATTTTGTGAAAATAGAACTCGAAAAGATATTACCTGCTGTTACCAAATTTACTGTATTAAATAAAAAAGGCAATTGGGATGCACGAAATGGTGATATGTACGATGGAATAGTTTGTTCTTTATATAAAAAGTTGTAAATCGAAAAATCTGTGTTATAGTGTTTAAAATGACTGTGGTTGACACTTTATCAAGATTATTTAAACAAAAGGTTCGCGTCCAAAAGGGAGGTGAAGAAATTATTGTTTTTTGTCCCAACTGCAAACATCATAAACGGAAGTTAAATATAAACACCAAAACTGGGTTTTATCAATGTTGGGTCTGTAATTTTAGTGGGAAAAGT